ACCACGTGGTGGTAGTGGTATGCGAGGACCAATTAGCCTTGGCGGTAGTGGTGGACTAGGAAAGATTAAGTAATTTAACTAACTCGGATAAGGAAAATAATGCTTTCTATAGAACAGATTTCAGCACGCGTTGCATCCCTTAAGGACCGCGCTGCAGAGCGTGATGCACGCCAGCAAGATGTTCTTGCTGTCCGTAAAGGACAGATAGCAAGCGTTTACCCAGATTTTTTTCCACAGGGTGTTGATGCTAACGTAGTAGCAAACTTTATTGACATTGTTGCTCGTGACCTATCAGAGGTAATGGCACCATTGCCATCTGTTAACTGTTCTGCTGCTAACCAAGCAAATGACCGTGCTCGCAAGTTTGCAGACACACGTACCCGTATTGCTAATAATTATTTTGCAAACTCTGATTTGCAAGTACAGATGTACACAGGCGCAGACATGTACATCACATTTGGTTTCGTCCCTTTCATCATTGAATTAGACGAAGAAGCAGGGCTGCCGCGTATCCGCGTAGAAAATCCAGTGGGGGCTTACCCAGAATTTGACCGCTACGGACGCTGTATCGCCTTTGCTAAGCGTTATTACTTGGGTGTTGGGGAACTCGCTTCAGAGTTTCCTGAGTACGCAAGAGAACTCCTTGGTCCAGAAATGTACAAGGGAGACCTTAACGCTCAACTAGAGATAATCCGCTATTACGATGCAGAACAATCTCTGTTGTTTGTTCCAGAAAAAAATAATTTGATTCTATCTAAAGCGGCTAACCCGCTTGGTAAGATGATGGTTATTGTTGCTAAGCGTCCATCAGTTGATGGTGAGATGCGTGGACAGTTTGATGATGTACTTGGTATTCAGTTGCTTCGTAATCGATTCGCATTACTTGCGATGGAAGCAGCAGAGAAGTCAGTACAGGCTCCAATTGTTCTACCAACAGATGTGACAGAACTTGAACTGGGTGGCGATGCAATCATTCGTACTGCTAACCCAGCAGGTGTAAGACGCGTAGACCTTAACATTCCACCTGGTGCATTTACTGAGCAGGCTTTGTTACAGCAGGAACTACGAACAGGAACACGTTACCCAGAGGGACGTACTGGAAACATTGATGCTTCCATTATTACTGGTCAAGGTGTTCAAGCACTTATGGGTGGCTTTGATACACAGGTTAAATCTGCTCAGGCTATCTTTGCTTCTGCATTACGAGATGTTATCTCTGTATGTTTTGAAGTAGATGAGAAGTTCTTTGATGTTGAAAAGACAATCCGTGGTGTAGATGCAGGCTCTCCTTACAGCCTTACATACAAGCCAGGTAAGGATATTAAGCGTGACTTTACCGCTGATGTTCGATACGGCATGCTTGCTGGGCTTAACCCAGCACAAGGACTTATTTTTATGTTGCAAGCATTAGGTGGTGGATTGATTTCTACAGACTTAGCAATGCGTGAATTACCGTTTGGTATTAACGTAACACAAGAGCAAGAAAAGATTGAAATTGAAAATATGCGTAAAGCACTTGTTAGTTCTTTACAGGCATATACACAAGCCATTCCACAAATGGCTGTACAAGGTGGGGACCCATCAGCCGTGGTAAATAAAATCGCTGGAGTTATTAAGGCTCGTCAACGTGGTGTACCAATAGAGGATGCCGTTGAAGAAGTCTTTGCGCCAGAATTACCTCCTGCTGGTGCACAGGTTGAGCAACCGTCCCCTGTTCCCGCCGCGCCAGCAGGAGGCGCACCTCAAGCACCACAAGGTCCAGCACCACTACAAAGTCTTTTAGCAAGTTTAACTTCAGGCGGAGAAGCCTCAGCATCAGCAAGGACAGTTACGCGCCGTTAATTTAAGGAGGGGACAATGACAACGCTTGTAGCAATTCAAGGAAAAGATTGGGCAGCCGTTGGCTGTGATTCCCGTTCATCTGGCGACGATGGTCGCTTTATGGAGTTAGCAACACATAAGATTATTGAAAACAACGGAATCTTAATTGCAGGTTCTGGTGCTAGTCGTGGTTCAAACATTTTGCAGTTTGGGTGGAAAGCACCTAAGCCACGTGCTACTGATGACTTAGATATGTTTATGACACAGACGTTTATACCAGCGATGCGTAAATTGTTTATTGATTCTGGTTATGACATGAAAGAGGACGGAGATGCAGCAGCACATGATTCGCAATTTCTTATTGTCGTTCGTGGAGTTATTTACCCTGTCTTTGAAGATTATTCTTGGGACCGCGATGTTCGCGGTATCTATTGTTCTGGCAGTGGCGCTGACATTGCTCTCGGTGCCATTGAGGCTTTTGCTTATAGCAGAAAACAAACTACGCCGAAGGTGGCGGAATTAGATATTAGGATGGCAATTAAAATTGCATCTCGTTGGGATATTCACACGGCTGAACCAGTCATAGTAAAAGTCCAACACGCAAAATGAGCAAAGAGTTTAGAGATAAAATAGAAGAAGCACTAAGAATCCTTGTAGATGAGGATGAGAAGGGGACTGATTACATCTGCGTCAATTGGTTATTAATAACCGAGTGGGCAGACTACGAAGGGTCCCGATATTTACACACAGAAGTTAGCGATGCCATGACACCGTGGAACGCATACGGCATGATGAAGATGGCACAAGAGTATAACAGCGAAGTACTTGGTACTAAGCATGAACCCGTTGAGCAAGAGGAGGATGAAGAATGACAACTGCACCAGAAAATCGTGGTGGTATGCGTCCTACAGCCCCTCAAAATAATCCAGCAAACATTTCTGCAACTGGTGGCAACGGACAATCAGGCCGTGCCACACAACCTGCACGATACATTTCTGGCTTGCCATACGGACAGGGCGAATCAACCATGGCAACACAGATGGCTGCACCTATGCAAGGAACTGAGCAAGTCGGAACTAGTCGTTTAGATATTACTCCACTTACTGCTGAAACAAAGTTTAAAGATGAACCAATTACCGCTGGTTCAGATTTTGGTCCTGGTCCTGATTCTAGTATTTTAAATCTTCCTAGTACTGAGCAAACAGTTCTTTCTGTTCTTAGAAAGATTGCACAGCAAGACCCAAGTGGTGACACAGAATTAATTTATCGCATGCTAGAAGATAGTGGTGCTTAATGCCAGAGGTGCCATTAGACCCATCTGTAGCACAGTTAAGTCCTAACTTTTATTCTGCTGCTATTAAATCAACTCTTGACCCAAAGTCAAGGCTTATGGTTGAACAGTTATCTCAAAGCCACAAAAAGGGCAAAGAGTTGCTTAAACTTAGCGACAAGAAAGCACGCGAAGAGTTTTTAAAACTTGACCCAATGGTCCAAAATAACATTCGTTATATTTATGCTGGCAAAGAACAGTTTCTTCCTGAGCAAGGTTTGCTAGGTAAAGTTGTTCAAGGCGTAGGTAAAGCAGCAATGGGAACCGTTGGTGCTGCTTTTAGTCCATTTATTGCGGCTTTTGGCGCTGCAGATATTTATGGAAAAGTATTAAATACAGCAAATGTTGTTCGTGCACAACTTGGTCAAGATAAGCCATTTACAAAAAAACTTCTTTCAGATTCTTACAATGGATTAAACTCTTGGCGCTGGGATAAAGTTGCTAATTTTGAAAAGCAATATGGAAAAGCATTAATTACTTTAGTAAGAGGTAATGCTGAAGGCCGTACAATTGGTGAATCAATTGATGAGTATGGTCCAGTTGATGATGATATGTATGCTGCTATTCGTTTTATGGGTGATGAACCAACTAAGTTTGAAAATCTAAAAAGTACGCTTAAGTTAGAAACTCAAGTTTCACCAGGCCGTGACTTTGCAAATAAATTTCCTTCAACAAATACTACTGTTGATAAAAATCATTGGGCTGTTAAGTTTACTAAAATGATTGGTATTGATGTATCAACTAAAAAGGGTACAGAAAAAGCAAAGAGATTAGTTTCAGGACCAGTTGATGCTATCTATCAAGTTGTTATCGACCCACTAACTTATGTTGGTATAGGTCCAGCGGCTAAAGCAGTTACCAAAGGCATAGATGGTATTCCAGTTGGAGCCAAAGAGGCTTTGCAATTTGTTGGTTTAAAGTCTCGTGGACAAAGAATGGCAGACCAGTATCAATTTATTTCTGAAAAGGCTGGTACTGCCTCTGCTGGAATGGATTGGGCATTTCGTCAACCAGAAGTTGTAACTCTTTGGGATGACGAACTAGGTCCTTTGTTTAGGCGATATACAGAAAATGAAAGTCCAACTGTTAAATCACAGGTATGGAATGAAATTAAACAAA